ACCAGCGCCGCATCGTCAAGACTGACAAGGTCGAGCGGCACGTAGGCAAGACCTGCGTCCTCGGACTGGGCTACGGCATGGGTCCGACTAAGTTCCAGCACTCGCTGGCAACTGGGTTCATCACGGTACAGGTGGACGACAACGAGGCGCAGACGATCGTCGCGTTGTACAGAAATAAGTACCACCGCATCCAAGCGTTCTGGAACTGGTGCAACCACCAGCTCAGCGAGATGGTGGCGGGCGCGAGCGGCGAGCTCTGCGATATTATATCTTTCGATAGCGAAGGTATCGTTCTCCCCAACGGGTTGCGCCTTAGATACCCAGCCCTGCGCCGTGCCGCCCATGGGTTCGAGTATATCAACGACGCAAGGGTGTATCGAAAGTTTATCGAGGCTCGTGTCGTGGGCAGCGAACTCCCAGAGTTGACGTGGACGAAACTCTACGGCGGTAAGGTGGTGGAGAACATCACACAAGCTGTTGCGCGCATCGTCGTGTCCGAGCAGATGGCCAAGATCGGGCGGCGCTACCCCGTCGCGCTACAGGTGCACGACGAGATCGTCTGCGTGGTGGACGAAGAAGAAGCAGACGCGTGCAAAGCATTTATGGTAGACGTTATGTCCACCCCGCCCAAGTGGGCACCCGACCTGCCCGTGGCCTGCGAAGCAGACATCGGCCCCAACTATGGAGAAGCGAAGTGACCAAGCTCAGCCATTCATACTCAGCCCTCAAGATGTATGAGAACTGCCCGAAGAACTACTACCACCAGCGCATCGAGAAATCCGTGCGCGACCCCGGCAACGCCGTCACTGCCTATGGTGAGCGTGTGCATAAGTCGTTGGAGCTAAGGCTGGGTGAGGACGCGGCGACCCTGAACCAAGAGGCGTCACGGTACGAGGCGCTGTGCGCCAGCATCGAGAGACTGGCGACAGGCGGTGTGCTCACGGTCGAGGAGGAGATGACGCTCAACGATAGCCTCAAGCCCACGGGCTGGTGGGACCCCGACGCGTGGCTGCGCTCTAAGATCGACGTGCTTGTGCGCAAGGGGCCAGAGGCTATCATGTTCGACTGGAAGACAGGCAAGCGACGCCCCGACTTCGACCAGCTGGAGCTGTTCGCGGTGCAGGTGTTCAAGCATTACCCTGAGGTCCAGCGCGTCAAGACCACGTTCGTGTGGCTTAAAGAGATGAAGATGGATCACGAGACTTACACCCGCGAGGACATGCCCAACATCTGGCAACGCATCCTGTCCAAGATCAAACGGATCGAGGGTTCGGCCGAGCATAACAACTGGCCAGCCAAGCCAAGCGGGCTGTGCGGCTGGTGCCCATGCAAAAGTTTCTGCGAGTTTGCAAAATAGAAGTTGACATAGTATACACGAGGAGATAGGTATGGCTACAACACCTGAGGGGCGGATCAAGAGTAAACTTGACAAAGTACTCAAGGCTGAAGGGGTCTGGTTCTACAGTCCACAGGCTGGTCCGTTCGGTGTAGCAGGCATACCTGACAGGGTCGCTTGCGTGAACGGACACTTCGTAGGTATCGAGTGTAAGGCAGACAAGACCAAGAAGCCCACGGCACTGCAGATCAAGTGCATGCGGGACATAGAGAAGGCGGGTGGCAAGTGCTTTGTCGCCTACGACGACGAAACCATTGAGACGGTAAGGGAGTATATCCGTGCTCGTAATCCCCAAGGCAAAAGCGCTGGCGCTAAAGCTCAAGAACCCAGCCCAAGTGCTGGCGGTAGTACCGTCGGCCAAGGCGATGACGGTGCGCGGGAATGACATTGTCGTCGTCCCTCACAAGCTGGCTGCTGTAAAGCAACTGCGCGCACTGGGTATCGCGGCACCGTCCCCGATCCTGCACTACTACGACTGGCCCGGCCAGTTCACACCATACGAACACCAGCAGATGACGGCGTCGTTCCTGACGATGCAGGACCGCTGCCTTGTGCTCAACGAGATTGGTACAGGCAAGACCCAGAGCGCACTGTGGGCAGCCGACTACCTCATCAACATCGGCGCGGTGAAGAAGGTGTTGATCCTGTCTCCTTTGTCTACTCTGGAGCGGGTGTGGGGTGACGCTGTATTCAAGGGCTTCTACCACCGCAAGCACGTGGTGCTGCACGGTACCGCTGCGCGCCGCAAGAAGCTGCTCAACACCGAGGCCGACTTCTACATCATCAACCACGATGGGTTCAACATCATCGCAGAGGATGTCATTGGTAAGTTCGATCTCGTCATCGTTGACGAGGCAGCGGTGCTACGCAACCCATCGACCAGCCGGTACAAGCACTTCAAGAAGTGGATGAACAAGAACCCAGACACGCGGCTGTGGCTGATGACTGGCACGCCTACGCCCAACGACCCCACTGACGCGTGGACCCTGTCCCAGCTGGTGGAGAGCCCGTACGCACCGCGCACATTCACGGCGTTCCGCGAGCAGGTGATGATGAAGATCGGCCAGTGGAAGTTTGTACCACGGCCGGAGAGCGTGGAGATTGTGAAGAACATATTGCAGCCAGCGATCCGTTACACACGGGACGAGTGCTTCGATCTGCCTGACACGATCATCCAGACGCGCAAGGTGGAGCTGACAGTTGAGCAGAAGAAGCATTACCAGACTATGATGCGCCGCCTTGTCATCGAGATGGAGTCCGGCGACGGAACCATCAGCGCAGTGAACGAGGCTGTGAAGGTGCAGAAGCTGGTGCAGATTGCCTGTGGTGTGGCCTACACCGACGACGGGCAGGACTTTGAGATTGACTGTTCACCACGGGTGAACGCAGTGAAGGAGGTGATTGAAGAAGCCGGAGAGAAAGTTATCGTGTTCGTGCCCCTGACAGGGGCGCTGAACATGCTGGAGCGTGAGCTGTCTAAGCGCTGGACCACAGCCGTTGTAAACGGTGCGGTGTCACCCAACAAGCGCAACCAGATATTCCACGACTTCCAGAACAGTAAGGACCCGCGTATCCTGATCGCTCACCCTGCGACGATGGCCCATGGCCTGACCCTGACCTCGGCTTCGACCGTGGTATGGTACGGCCCCATCACCAGCAATGAGCAATACGTTCAGGCCAACGGGCGGGTAGAGCGCATCGGGAAGCGGCACGTCAGTAACGTGGTCCACATAGAGGCCACCGACCTTGAGTACAAAATGTACCAAAGGCTGTCGAGCAAACAGAAACTACAGGGCCTGCTTCTTGACCTGATACAACAAGCAACGGAGTGAGAACATGACCGTGACAGTCGACAGCGTCATCAAGACGTACATGAAATTACGAACCCAGAAGGAAGTGATCGAGGCGGAAGCCAAGGACAAGGTGGCTACCGTCAAGGAGAAGATGCTCAAGATCGAGGCGTGGCTCAAGGCCAAGGCTGACGCTGACGGCGTCACGTCCTTCAAGACCGATCACGGCACAGCGTTCTTGACCACCACCGACTACGCCAATGTCGCCGACTGGGACGCAGTACTGGACTTCATCCGCAGGGAAGAAGCCTTTGAAATGCTCGAGAAGCGCATCAGCAAGACCGCTGTCCGCGCCCATCTCGAAGCTACCAACGAAGTCCCGCCGGGTGTGACTTATGGCACCAAGCTGGACATCAACGTCCGTAAACCGACAGCTCGTTAAGGAGGACCCTATGAGCAATATCATCCCCGTAAACGTACAAATCCCCGCGCACCTTGCCGCCAAGGTGGGCCAACCCTCTGCCCTGTCGCAGAGCATTGCCTCTGGTATCTCCAGTGGCCAGTCGTTCCCGCGCATCTCGATCAAGGGTGCACGGTTCCGGATCATCGAAGATGGTACCGAGACCGTACTGGACACCACCTCTCTGGACGTGGTGATCGTGGGTGCCAACCCCAAGCTATCCAAGACCTTCTACGCCAAGGCGTGGGACAAGGACGCTGAGCCCAGTGCACCCGACTGCTTCTCGCTGGACGGCACCAAGCCCCACCCCGAGAGCGAGAACCCGCAGAACGACATCTGCGCAGGTTGCCCGCACAACGCATGGGGCTCCAAGACTGGACCGCAGGGCCAGCAGCTCAAGGCATGCACTGACCAGAAGCGGTTGGCTGTTGTCGCGGCTGACGATCCAGAGGGTCCAGTCTATCTGCTGCAGGTAACACCTGCCGCACTCAAGGGCCTGAACTCTTACCACAAGGAGTTGTCAGTACGTGGCATCCCCGCCGAGGTGGTCAAGACCAAGATCGGTTTCGACACCGACGCGTCGTTCCCCAAGCTGAAGTTCGGCTTCGGTGGTTTCTTGGACGAGGATACCTACGCTGCGGTCGAGCCGCTGTTCGGTGCCGAAAGCGTGCTGGATATCACAGGCGAGAAGCAGCCTGCGGCGGCCGCCGCCCCGTCGACGCCCCGCAAGGCCGCGGTCAAGGTAGCGAAGCCTGAGCCTGAGATCGAGGAAGAAGTCGCAGCGCCCGCCGCTGCCGAAGCACCCAAGCGTGGGTTTGGCGCAGCCAAGGCAGCCCCTGCCGAAGCACCCAAGGCAGCAGCAAAGCCCAAGTCTGAGCCCAAGGCGGCCACCGTGGTGGACGACGAAGTGTACAGCTTGGCAGACGAGATCGCCGCTCTGGTAGGAGACGACGATGACTAATACACCTCTCGATTTTGAGAAGGTGGAGCTAGTCCGCGAGCGCATGGGCCTTACGATCAAGGATATGTGCCAGCTGCTCGACGTAAGCCGCGTCACCTACTACAAGTGGGTGGAGGGCGGGGCACTACGGGAGCGCAACGATAAGCGCGTTCGGGACCTGCTGCGGCAGCTCCTGCCCCTTCTGAAAGACGGCTCTTGGCCCCCCGAAGGGGCCAAGTTCCAACACAGCAACGACAGGCTGCGCTCTCTGCTTGAGATTTTAGGCACAGTCGAGTAGGGTACCAAAACGGGGAGGGATAAACCCTCCCCTCTTTATCAGAGCAAGGCGTGACACATGGATACGTTGGACTTCCTCCAGCGTGTTCTGCCAACAGGGGGAAAGTACTGCTCATGGGGTCGCGCGCAGCGGTTCTATGATACGATCAACGACTTGGCCGTAGCAGTACTAGACAGAGACCAGCGTGGGCAGGACACTTACTTCGCGATTTCTAGTTTCAAGGATGACAGCAGCCGCAAGCAGGTGAACATGCATGCGAGCCGCGTGCTCACCATCGACGTAGACTGTGGCCCAGACAAGCCGTTCCCTACATGGAAAGAGGGGCTGCAAGCCCTCGGCACGTTCGTGACAGAGGCGGGTTTACCCAAGCCATTGATCGTGCGCTCGGGTTATGGGCTCCACACCTACTGGGTACTCGACCGTGACCTCGACCGTGATGAGTGGACACCGCTCGCACGTGCGCTGAAGGACGCGGCCAAGGCCCGTGGCTTCGACATCGACACGACCAAGACGGCAGACGCAGCGCTGGTGCTGCGCCCTGTCGGAACCCATAACTACAAGGACCCGACTGCACCCAAGCTGGTGCGTGTAATCCTTGACGGTGGTGACACCACGGTGGATGCGATGCGCAAGGCGCTGGCGTACTACTACAATGCTTCGAACACCCCCGTGAAGCCCAAGAACAGCGGCCTTCTGGACAGCCTTGCAGTCAAGACAGACATGCCGCCGGCTATCGGTAGCCTAGTGGTATCCAACTGCGCGCAGATGAAGTGGGCCACGGAGAACCAAGACAAGGTTTCCGAGCCTATGTGGTACGCCGTGCTGGGTGTGGCTGCGTTCTGCGAGGACCCTGAGGGCACAGCTAAGCTGTGGAGCGAGCACCACCCGAGTTACTCTGAGTCAGACACGGTACGTAAGACGCAGCAGTGGCAGGCACAGGCTACAGGACCCACTACTTGTGCCAAGCTGGAGTCCGAGCGCCCTGCTGGGTGTAAGGGTTGTGTCCATGCTGGTAGGATAGGCAGCCCAGCGCGACTGGGTGTGCGGCATAAAGAGGTGGACACCAGCGCGACCGCGCCCGCCGAAGTCATCACTGACATCGAGGTACCTAAACCGTTCAAGCGGACATCCAAGGGGATGATGGCGGTCATAGACGGGGCGGAAGTATCTATATGCAACTTTGACCTGTACCCTTTGAGCTATGGGTACGACGAGGCGCTGGGCTACGAGGTGGCGCAGTTCATGTGGGAGCGCCCACATGTGGGCTGGCTGGTCCTCACGCTGCGGCTTGCCTATCTGGCCGACGGTTCCTACCGCGAGTTCGTCGGTGCTGTTGCTGACCAAGGCATCATGCTGGAGACCAAGCGGCAAACGGAGTACTTTCAGATCATGCTACGTGCTTACATCAACGAGCTGCGCAAGGTGCGGACAGTCACCAACCTGTACTCGACCATGGGTTGGAAGGAAGACAACGAAGTGTTTGTCCTCGGCGACGACCTGTTCCGCCGCAGTGCCAACGGCGTCGTGACCACAGAGACGATCCGCCTATCCTCCCGCAGCACGCGCGCGGGCAGCGACATGTACACCACGAAGGGCAACTTCGCCACGTGGAAGGCAGGCACCAGTCTGCTGCGCAAGGGCAAGCTCAACGCTCACCAGTTCTCCATAGGCATCGGGTTCGCTTCGATCCTCATGCAGTTCACAGGGCTCAAGGGTACGACCGTGTCGTTCTATGGCCCATCCGGTAGCGGTAAGTCACTGGCGCAGCTGATGCAGCAATCAGTATGGGGCGACCCAGAGAAGCTGCACTTCCAGTCCAAGTTCACCGCGAACTCTCTGTTCAACAGGTTTGGTACATACGCCCACCTGCCCATGACGGTGGACGAAGCCACGCAGATGTCCGACAAAGATGTCGGCGATTACCTGTACTGGGTGAGCCAAGGTCGCGACAAGGCACGCCTGTCCCGCACCGCAGAGGAGAAGGCGCCACGTGAGTGGGCCCTGTTCTCGACACTGTCTACCAACAGACCGATTACCAGCAAGCTGATATCCACAGGGCATGAGACGGACGCGCAGCTCGCGCGCCTGCTGGAACTACGGGTCAACAAGTCACCGCTGTTCGGCGACGGCACGGACTTCGGCCGCAAGATACACCGCCTGTTCACTGAGAACTTCGGGTGGGCGGGGCGCATGTTCCTGCACCGGATCATGGAGATCGGCGAGCAGGGCCTGCGGGCTATGATCGCAAGCGCACTGGATGAGTTCGAGGCACGGTACGGTGTGAAGTTCGACGGTGTCGAGCGGTACTGGGAGATCGCTGTTGTACTGACAGAGCTGTGCCTGCGGCTGGCCCATGAGTGGGGCATCATCGACTACGAACCCGTCGAGTGTACCAACTGGGTAATCATGCAGCTGGACTCCATGCGCGAAGCTGTGCAGGACAACGCACTGGACCACTTCGATCTGCTGGCTGAGTACATCAACGAGCACCTACGTGAGACCATCGTCGTGTACCACGAGGCGGGCAAGACACCGCAGCCAGTGTACGAGCTGATGCCTAAGGGTTCTATCCGCGTCCGCGTCGACGGTCAGCGGGTGCACGGTTCGACCGATCTTGTCGGTGGTGTGATGCTGCTGGAACGCTCGAACTTCCGCAAATGGTTTGCAGAGAAGGGCGGGAACCCGCGGGAGTTTGTCGAGAAGCTGGTCACAGATGGAGCCGACGCGACACCGAGATCAAAGAAGGCATCACTCGCCAAGAACACGTCGCTCTCCATGCCACAGTGCTACGTCGTCGGGATCAACCTGAACCACCCGCGCATGAACTCAATCCTCGAAGGGTTGCATCACGCACAGGAAGACGCTGTGTTCTCGAAGCTCATGCAGAGTGACTTATAGTCACTCTGCAATGTAGGCATCCACGATCTTCTGCGCCGCACTCCTTGAGGATAGCGGCGTGGTCTTCAGGAACCGCTCACTGGCACCTAGACGCTGCGATCTCAAGGCGCTGCGGACGCGGGACCTAAGGTTGACAACCTCCAGCCCTGTCCCCTCGGCGGACTCATTCCACTCTCGGGCCTCTGCATATAGCGCCTGCACCTTGGCGTTATCGCCAGCCACTGTGGCGGCTACGATGCGGTCGCGGTAGTACACAGACATAGACTTCTGGTACTCGGTGATGAGCTTGGCCTCACGGATAGCTCCGTACATTGCAGATGTTGCGCTCGGCTGGAGACCAAGTATCCGCCCCAGACCTATGGCTGCATTGTAGTCTTCAGATACTACATACCCGCGTTTGTCCACGATGGCCCCATGCTTATCGAAGGCGAACGCGTCCGATACGGCACGCACGAACGCGACCGGCGACTCCCGCAGTGTCGACTCAAGGGAGAAGGCTTTCCCCCCGGGCAGGATGTCGGCCGCGTTGCCCGCAGTACCCACCATCTGTTGTATCCACGACGCCATCGGTCCGCCAATCGAGATAAGCTCGCGTGACACATCTGCTCCAGCGAGGCCAATACCCGTACCCGGTATGATATTACCATTGGAGAAACGCACGCCAGCGTCGTACGGAATGAGCCGGTTGAGCCCACCGCTCACAATTATCTCCCCCAAGCCGGGGAGCAGCTCGTCCCCTGTACGGCGGATAGAGTCACGGATGCTGGGCATGGGTATACCAAACTTCTGCGCGAGGGTGTTGACGAGGTCCTCGATGTCTTCGGCGTAGGGCACACCGCGCAAACCGCTGAGCAGTAGCAGTGACCCTAGCAGCAGCACCTGCCCAGAGCGCGGCAGATTGGCGGTGAGTGCCGCAGTGTTTACCGTAAACATCTGGAACATAAACGCAAACTGTAGCGGGCCGCCGCGGAACAGCGCTGGCCTGTCTATGGCGGTGTACCCCCCAAGCGTAGTCAGAACCATCTGAGTGGAGAACGCGGAGGCAGCCTCAGCGGCTTCTGCTCGTGACTTACCGGCGGCTAGGTGCCGCTGGAACATAAGCTCGAAACTTGCCAGCGCCGTGGTTCTACGCCCAACTTGTTCTGTCCAGTTGAACGGGGCCATGTACACCATCAGGAACTTCTGTGCGCCACCGGATGTGATACGCCCACGCGCCGAGCCCATAAGAGAGTTGGTCTGGGCAGCTTGGAGGATGCCACTGTCAATACCGAGGGCTACGAAGTCTCGCGCCTCAGCCGAGATACCCATCTCTTGCAGCTGCGCGGGGGTGAGGTCTTGCCAATACTTAGCTGTGTCCTTCTGCCCACCCAGTCCAGCGGCCACCTTCGTCGCCCGAACCATTGCAGCATACGCGGCGTACACCCCAAAGCCCCCGCCAAACCCCGTCTCGTGGTTCGTTGTGGCCAGTGCTGCGGGCGAGTTGACAAATCCACTCACGACGTTGAGCGCACCCGACGCCATCATAAAGCCGAGGTAGCTCACAGAGGTCAGCATCTGCACCATCGCGATGTGCTTGTTGTTTGCTAGGTCTGTCTCTAGCACACCCTTCTGCTGGTCGCGGAACGCCACCATCGACCGGGCCTCTGCGTAGAACTTGTTCCCGTCCGTGGGCGCATTTTCAGTGACATACCACCGGTGGTACTGCTCGAACTTCTGGCGCGCCACGCTGATCGCATCGTCGTTCGGGTTAGCCGCGGCCTTGAGTCGTTCGTACTCAGCCTTGAGCGTGTCGTACCTTTTCTTGCTGCCCGTCCACAGCTCCGCGGATTCACCCCTGATATCGAGCAGGGTATCAAGTTCCACACTTGTATTGTTCCGGGCGATGGTGGCTGCGCGCGACTCGATGTGTGCTGAGATCGCACTGGTCAAGTCGTTGGGTGCACCGGGTGTGAAGCCAGTCTTCAGCTGCCGCAGGATCGCACGGTTACCACTAGTGGTCGAGGCTTTAACAATGTCCTCCAGTTTCTGTGGCGTCAGAGGGATGTTAAAGCGCCGGATGAACCGCAGCGCGGCGTCGTGGCTGATCTCCGGGTCTGTAGTGGGTGCGTCAAGGGTGACCGAGCTTACCCCTGACAGATTGCCCTTCTTCATCACGAGCTTGCCACGACCGTTAGCAGCCTCTGGGTCCCACACTTCTACAGTAAACTCTTTGTCACCAAACAAGGTTGTGAGTTCCTTGGCCGCGCGATCAGCATCCGTCCGGCTTTTGTACTGCATGTACGGGGCCTGCTCGCGATAGCTCTCGCCGAGCACGTACCCTTTTCCGTCTGCCCCGGTGAACACCATGTTTGCTTGGAACTTACCCTCGCGCACGATAGGGACGTAGCCTGTCTGGATCGTGCGGACAGCAGCCTTCTCAGCGTCGTGGCTTGTAGTGAGCTGCCCAGCGATGAGTCCTACTTCGCGTTGGACCACGCGCCGTTTTTCTAGGCTTTCGACAGCGTTAGGGTCTGCCGCTGGTGGATTGTAGCGGGTGAGGAACCCGTCGATCATGTCGGTAAGTTCTTTCCGCTCGCTCTCGGGTAACGCTACGATGTCGTTGTTGTCCGCGTTTGGAGCAAACAACCCGTAGATACGGTCACGGCCAGTGCCCAGCAGAGCGGCGTTAAACTGAACGAGGAACTTTTCAGCCGCGGCTGTGTCGCGGGTCGAGGGGTCGATTTGCCCGCCCTCAAAGAGGGTCAGGTTTGCGTCTTGTATCTCCACGTACCGGCGGACAACACGGTCCAGCAGCGCGCGGTCACCATCTGTCATGGCGGCGTCCAGCGCCTTCGCCACTCGGCGGTAAGAGTTTAATCTCTCTTGGCCGTGCTTGGTGAGGATACTCTCCAGCAGCTCGACTGCGGTTGTGCCCATCGAGTCCAGCTCTTGGTTGAACGCGCCCCACTCAAGGTCCGTGAACTCCTGCTTCACATCGAGGTATGCCACCCCTGTGTATGTGTTGTTCTCGATACGTGCCTTGTAGTCCCGTGTGATGCGGTTCTTTGCACGGTCCGTCGTGGCTGCTGCAACAGCAGCGTCGCGCTCAGCCGCAAGCTCGGCGCGCTTCGCGTCAGTCATCTTGATATCTGTGTCGTAAGGCACACGCACACCTGCGGCCCACTGCCCACGCGACAGTCTGTTCCCTTCGAGGAGTTTCGTGAGCGTACCATCCTGAAGCTGCAGCTCGCCTGTCGCAGGGTTGCGCAAGAACAGCTTGGGTAGGTTGCGCATGGATGGCATCTTGTAGGCATGCGAGTGGTACATGCGGTTGGCTTTGAGTACGTACCCTGCCTTGGCGCGTCCGTCCACGCTGATCCCGCTACCGCCCATGCCGAGCTTGGCCAGCTTCTCGGCCCGTGGGTTGAGGGCGATGTCACGCATTGTCTGCATACGTGTGACCAGAGAGCGCGCAATGTTGGTTGTGCGCGTCATATTATCGAATACTTTTTGGAGCCCTTCGTTGCGCATACCACGGAAGACAGCCGGAGTAACTGTGTTACGCTTGAGTGAGTCCCACTTATCGGCGAGGTCCTTGGGCGAGAAACCCAGTACCTCTACGGCGCGCGTGACCTTGTCCAGTGCATCTTGGATAGAGGACGGCATGACCCGCCCCGGGTCGTCCACCGTGTGGCCTATTGAGCGGATAGTAACGTGCTCGGCTGCAGTGCTGAAGCGGCCCACCCCAGTGGGGTCCGTGCCTGCGTCGAGCTGGTGCATAGTATTAGCGATTAGGTCAGTGTTGAACACAGAGCCTTTCTCCCCAGTGCGCAGGTACCTGCCGCTCTGGTTCATAAGGTAGCGCGCGGCATCGTCGTCGAACTTGAAGCCGATATTGTTCAGCGCGTCTTTGGCCTTGGCCCACCACCGACGCAGGATACTCATCTCCACGCGCGCGGCGAAGTCCGAGAGGTATTCTTCAACAGCTTCTGCGCGGGGGATACCACGTGCCGCGACCATATCGTCGACGGCGATCTTCATGTAGGGCACGCTGTCGGTGTAGAAGGACTCCATGAGCGTGTTGAACTCGGACGCACCGAGCACGGACCGCATGCCGAAGTGGCCCAACACTTCGTGGGCGACGACAAACTCCAGCTGCTGGCGCGTAGCCACGCGGTCACTGAAGATGATGACTTGGTTATCGAAGAAGTAGCCCACCGCCGGTGCGCTGTCGAAGTCGCCTTGGCTGCGCGCGGCTGCAGCGCGCTTGTAGAGCGCAGGGTTGCGCTGCTTCATGTCGGCCTGACTTGCGAACACAGACAGCTCGGGCTTTACCTTGAACTTGTTGAGTATATTCCGGGCGATCATACGCTGCTTGCCGATGGCCAGCGGGACTGCGCGCTTACCATTACCAAGGACAACATCGGCCAGCGACGCGAGCGAAAACGCACCGCCGGAGTTTGTGTTGGGCGTGGTGTGGGCGATCTGCCCCATCTTCTTGTTCGGCGAATTGTTCACCGTGGCGTAGCCAAGGACGTCTGCCTTGGGGTCGCTTTTGCGCACGCGTGCCACAAGCCCCCTGAACCGCGCCTCGAAGGCAACCACGCTGTTGTCAGGGACAGCACCGGAGTTGAACATGGTGACCATGTTCTGGAGTTCTTTGCCCGCGAAGTCCGCATCGGCCCGGTCACCACCGAGGCTCCCGTGGTTGTTCGCGCGCTCCACATACGCAGCGAGTTCTTTGTACTGGGTGGCGGACAGGTTGAGCTCAAGCACATCCAGCGCGGCCGCTGCCACCTCTGGGTCAGAGTTCTGACTAAGCACGGTCAGTTCTACACCCGCGTCAAGCTCCGCCTGCGTGAGCAGGGTACGCTTCTTGCGCGCATCGTTGGTGATTACACCCTCGGCGGTCTCCACAGCGCCCATTGCTATAGACCGGTCGAGCTCTGTGGCTGTCTGCTCCGCCGGTAGCTTTACTTTCTTTGGCTTCGCAGGCTTCGCCGGGGGCGGTGCTACTTCAGCTTCCCGAACAGGCTGTTGTTCTTGGGTGGTATCCTCTTGGGCGGTTTCTTGGGTACCCTCTCCGGTAGCGGTTTGCCCTTCGGTGTCACTGCTTCGAACTTCTCCGCCAGCTTTGGGTCCTTTGCGTAGAGTGCTCGCCTTTGCGCCTTGCTCACGAACGGCATCAGGTTTTCCTCTCTTGAGGGTGGGCTTAGGAGCCGGTGGTGTGGGTGGGGTCTTCACGCGCAGCGCCCAGCCGCCCGCGACTTCCACAGGTTCGAGGTCTTTCGCGGTGACAGCTTTGCCAGTCTCTTGGTTGATCTGCTTCGCCACGCGCTTGCGGTTGGCCGGTGCGTTGGCCTGCGCCTTGTTCCGGAAAGGTGCGCCAGCTTCTGTACCATAGGTGTTGGCAGGTAGCGGCGGGCGGGCGCGTTCCATGCGCTGGCCCAGCGCACGAAGGGCAGCGGCCATACCCTGCAGGTCTTGCTGTGCAGCCTCAGTCGCACGGGCGGTAGCTACCTGCTGCTGCATAGCATTGATGTCGGCTTCACGCGTGGCGGTTACACCAGTGGCTACCAGTGGCTCTGCCTTGCTGACTTTACGCTTCACAAGCCGCCCGAACAGGGCAGCGTCTGCGGTACCCGCGCGCACTGCCATAACCCATTCGCGCTGGGCCTTCTTGTTGAGGCGCGGCAGCGACGGAAGTACGTCCGGGTTGGACTGGTCAGCGCGTACCTCCTCCCAGCCACCGTAGGCTGCGTCGTATTCACGAGGCGTGATCTCGCCAGTCGGTGTGGGCTCCACTGCGATCTCGGTGGGTGCTGCAGCTCGTTCTGCTGCAAGCGCTGCAGCTCGTTCTGCTGCAAGCGCCGCTGCTGCCTGCTGCTGTCTTTGCTGCAGTGCCATTAACTGCTGCTGTAACTGGTTTGGTGCAGTCACTGGGGGTGCAGATGAAATGGGGAGCGGGAGATTAAGTTGTGGGTCCGCGGTAGGTGCTACTGGCACGGGCGGAAGTAAGGCAGTATCCTGAGTCAACCCACGCGGCGCGCCAACCAGTTGTTGCCCTGTTAGCCGCGCCTGCGTGGCTGCGCCTATACCCATTTCTGGCGACGTAAACATTTCTTGCTGCCCAGCAGGCGCGGCCGCGGGCGCTGGTAGTCCAAGCGGGGCAGGAGCTGGTAGTCCAAGCGGGGCAGGAGCTGGTAGTCCAAGCGGGGCAGGA